CGGCGCTTCTCCAAACTTCGATCGTTTGGATCCATTCCTAACATACGACTTATAAAAGCTTTGCATGACGGGCACCCCTCGGGTGATGGTTCCGCCACACTCTCCCACCGCACCCAGCCACTCTCGCAGCTCAGTGTTGTTGCGGATAGGTAACAGGCATAAACGGTCCTTGGCGAGGGCCTGGGGTATGTTTCTGACCATGGTCCACCCGTTGATAGTACGGATGGGCCTCATCTGGCAGAACTCGACCTGGTTGATGCAGTCAACAGGGGCTTCACAAACCATCCTGAATCCTAGGTCCAAAAACCAGGTAGCTAGCCCTTGCTGGAAACGGTTAAGATCACGTCGTTCAATAAATACGACGCAGTCATCCCCGTTGTTGACTAACTTACCACAAACTCCCCGCTCTCGTAGGTATGACCACACCATGGCACACATAATTATGCAATTGCCAAGTGCGGTGTTCATATCACCACTGAACCGTTTTCCTAATACGCGATACTTGAGACTTCCGTCGCCACAGTACCCTCTCCCGACATTATTCATCTGCCAGGATAGAAGCTCCTTGAGTTGGGCATCACCACTAAATATAGAGGTGTATATGGTGTGCTCCCACGCCAACATGGCCGGGGAGACGTGCATGTCGAACTTGGTGGCGTCTAACCCAATGGCAACTGGATCAGCAAAGCTGTTCCACTTGCCATTGATGATCTTACCAATGTCCCGCACGTTGTAGCCCTTCATCACTGTTGGGCCATCACCAAATATATGTGCAATCTTCTTATAGAGTCGCGTTTCTATGTGCTTTATGCGTGTGCCAAGTTCTAGGTTGTACCTTGGATTTCTTGGCTGAATGCACCGTGGTGCCTTAGTTGGCCCCACCTTCTCCGGTTTAACGAACGCAACACTAATCGCATCCCTAGGTTTCACGGGTTCAACCAACAGACTGAGTCTGGCCCTATCATACACACGTCGCTTCGAACCGGCGTACTCCGCTACAACATGGTCGTAGGTTTCCGGGGTGGAATGGAAGGTGCAGAGTTGGGACTTAAAGTCATCAAGTCTGGAGTGAACCATCTCTTGGGATGGTAGTGGGGGTTCGACGAACCTGCCGGCAACCTCGCACGTGAACATTCTTGTCATGAGCGCGGAAGCCAGCGTACCGATGTTCGGGTTATTCACCCGAAGGTTTACCTGGGGAGCAATGCCGCCGATACAATACAGCATTCGCTCCTTACACGGCGCCTGGGTTCGGGTTACCTCCAGGTTGGGATGTTCAAGACCACATTCGTGGCTGATCCCAGGTAACCCTACCAAGCGCCCTCAAGCCTCGGCCACTGGAGGCGGG